GCACGGTTTTTGTTATGCGTGTGCGCCCGTGAAATTGTTTCACGTGGAACACTGACACACCGCAACACGAAATAAAATGTTTCACGTGGAACACTGTTAAACAAAGTTAAAAGAATAATTTAACACAAAATAACACGCCAAACGCTTGCACGTTCAAAACAAATGCTTAACTTTGCAGCAAGTTAAACAATTTAATACATTGAGTTATGAATAACGTAAAATCATTAAGCGAAAACATCGCAAAGGATGTTAGCGAAACAACAAAGCACGTAGAATTTTTGGCGGCTGCTTATCCCGAAATCCGTACCAACTTGCAAACTATTGCAGAAACTTTGCAAGTAGTACACCATTCGTTAGGTACGGTTTGCGAATTGTCTGAAATGCAAGAAAAGGTACACAAACAAACCGTGTCAAAGTTTGAGTTAGAAAAGGCTTGCAAAAATCAAGCATACGACTTTATAATGACTGAAAAGTTAATCGGTCGTTTCGGGTTGTTCGGGCATTGTTACCCGTTGAAACATACCTAAACAAAACGGGGCTTGATATTTTGGAAAAGCACGAAAACAAGTAACAAGAAAGGCACAAAGAAAGGCGGTAACAATCAAGTTGCCGCCTTTCTTTTTGTCCTGCCTTGCAGTTACTCAATATAAACGCCGTCAGACAAAGCCGCATATATCATTTCTTGTTCCTCTGTCAGCATTTCGGCGGTGTGGATAGGTGTTACATCATCGAACACGTTAAACCCTCTGAAATCGCCTAAAATGCCCGTTTGTCGGTCGGTGTTTCGCCCGTTGCTTGCGCTCTCGTACCACTTGCAGTAAATGTAAGGTTCTAACCCGTAATATAACATTTCGTTCCAATCATCGCCGCCCACGGTTTTAACTTGGGTACTTGGTGAAAGGTATATTATTTCGCTGCTTGGTTCGGTTTCCTCAACTTGAAATACAACGCCGTCACAACTCAAAAGAGCAACCCCGTTGCCCGTTACCACGTTTATAACGTACTGCAAAGCTATCGTTTTGCCTGCATAATCGGTATTGAGGTTTACAAACCCTGCAAACGGCAAAAAGATTTGTATTGCGCTTTCGTAGTCGGTGTTGTCCTCATTGTGCGCTGGTACTACCGCCGTGCCGAAATCAAGCGTTATTTTGTCCTGTGCTGGCTGGTGGCAAGATACGCCCGTGTTGTAGTTGCCGCATCGTATTACATCGGTGCTGCTTGCGCCTATGTTGGTGTAAACACGGCGTATTTTGTTCACGTATGCGCCCAAATCTATGTTTTCGTATATGGTTGCGCCCGTTTCGGGGTCGCTGCCCGTTTCCTTGAAAAAACGCTTTTTGCTAAACTCTGCCAACTCGTCAAGCGTTACCAAATACACGTTTATTGCGCCGTATTGCTCGCCTACAACTGCCACGGGGTACGCACTGCCAATAACTGCAAAACCTTTCCAATTAGTGTTTACTTGTATGCTTCCCGTTGCCGTCTTTTTATCGCTTGAAATCGTAAGGTCTTGCGTTTGAGGGTAGCCGCTTGCGTTCTCGTAGTAGAATTTCGGTGTACTTTTTTCGGTGTCAAATTCTGTTCCCTCGTTTGCCGTTAATGTAACATTTACCGTTTCCCCGTCTTTCACATATTGCGGCAAGTCCTCGTTAGCGGTGCAATTTGATAGGTTTGTAGAAATTTTTACCACATCCTCGTAACTGCCCGTAAGCGTTACGGGATTTGTCGGGTCTATGTCGGTAACGGTTAGCGTTGCTTGTTGGCTGTATTCCAAATCCTGCACCACAAACGGCGTTTGGGTCGCTGTTCCTGCCTTGTTCGTGTAACTCGCTTTGAGGTCAAAGAAACGTACTTTGTTAGGGCTTGATTGTCCCGTAACGGTGAAAGTTGCCGTTTCCCCGTCAAACGTATGTTGTTCGGTTACGCCGCTGCCCGTTATGTTGTTCACCACGGTTATTTCGGGCGTTCCCTCGCTGGCTGTTTCGCCCGTGATAGTTATTTTCGTTTTTGCAGTGGTATCGGACAATTTACCAAATGCCCAAACCTTTGCGCCGTTTTGCTGCAAAACAACGCTTTTCGGGTAGCCGCTTTTGTTGTTATAAACCGCTTTAATATCGCCTGCAAACACATAACCGTCATTCGTTCTTATGTTTATATCCCAATAACCGCCGCTTGCGTTCCACTGGCTGTTATCATCGTGTGCGTTAGGTATATTTACAGTTACTGCCATACTCTTTTAATTTTCGGTTGTTCCTTTCAAAGTTACCATAATGATACCCCCGTTTTCATTCAAAAGCCCCGTTTCGGCAAACGGCACTTTCTCAAAATTCGGGGTTCTATTGTAAACCGTTTCACGGTTGGAAATATACGGGTTTGGGGTGTCGCTTTCAGATACACGCCCCGTTGCCGCCAAAATTTGCGTTTCGTAGGTTTTCAGTACATCAACACGCAACGTAAGTTCGTAGGCGTTGTTTCCCTCATAACTCACTCTATCCACGAAATAATAACGCCCCAAATCGGGAATATAACAATAATTGAAAGTCGGTCTGGGCTGCTTTCGTAGTGTTACGGTCGGGCGCAACACATCAAAAGTTTGCCGCAAATCTCCCTCAATCGCCGTAAACGTGCCTAACTGCTTGTTTACCGTGTTCGGGTGTCCGTTGTATGAATAAAAATTTATCGTTGTCATATCGGTAAAGAAAAAGGCGGTGCGGTGCGCTTTCACCTGCACCCACACCGCCAAAGTTAAACAATCTAATACCTATTGAGTGTTACTCAATAAAGAATACTACAAAGTTTTCGTTAGTGTCGTTGAAATAACCTGCGTCAAACTTGTAATAGTTGTTGAAAAACTCTGCTTTCGCATTGTAGTTCGTTGTTACTCGTCTGTCAAGATTGCAAACGCCCAACGCATCACGGTCGAACATTACGCCCAACACGCCCGTAATTTCAACATCTTTGCCGCCGCTTTCCTTAACCTTAATGTGCCCCGTGCTGGCGAAATCGTAGTTCTTTCCGCTGCCCTGCCAAAAAGGTACGGTTTCGGCTTGCGGCAAAAGAACATCACCACGGTTAAACGTGTCGGAATAAAGATAGGTTTGCGCTGCCTTTGCAAAGTCGGACAAAAGTACAACGTGTAACATATCTTTCGGGGTAAACCGTTCTTTGCCGCCAACATTGAACACGGTCGAAATGCTTTGCAGGCGGTCGGCGTAAGTTCCCATTACGTAAGACGCAAAGCGGATAAAATCGGGATCGGTTATCGCCTTTGCCGCTGTCAGTGCGTCAGGGTTCGGGGTCGGTTCGCCATCGCCCTGTGCTGGTGTTGCAGGGAAATACTTGTCATTGTAAAGTTTAAGCAAGTTTACACAACGTGCCGTGCTTGCGCTGGAAAGGTCGGCACTTGTCAAGTTGCCGCCAAACGCAACCGCATCAGCCAACACGGTTTCCGCAATCATGTTGTTAATAGTACGCATAATCAAAGCGTCTGCCTTGATAGTCATTGACTTTTCAACGGCTGCATAAATCATCGAAATAAAGCCGTTAAGTTGTGCGGCGTTGCTAAAACTTTCCTTAACCTGCCTTTCGGTGATTGATACGGGCACTTCAAACGTAACCTTTGAGTTGAAAAACTTTGCGGTAACGGTCGGTTTGTGGAAAACATCTTGGTCGTAACTCTGTCCGTCCGTCAAGTTCCACGTGTCGTTTTCCTCTGCTTCGGGAACATCGGCACTTATTTTTTCCAACACGCTGCCAAACTCCCACGCATCCATAAGCACGGACGGCACTTTGCCCGCATAAGGTCGGTTTACGAAAATCACTTTGCCGATATGGTTTACAAGTGATTTAACGTAATTATCCACGGCACTTTGATTGAACACTTCTTTGCCCAAATCCACAATGCCCGTTAAATCTTCCTGCACAATGTCGGTTTTGCCCAAAACTTCTTTTGATACGCTGTTAATAAGCGTGTAAATCTGCTTTACTTCCATATTGCTAAAAATTAAAATTAGTTATTCGTAAATACTCGTTGTTAATTCTCTTACAAGTGCAAAGATAATGTTTTTTCTCCAATTATCACGCCTTAACTGCAATTCTTTTTCAATTTCGCTTGAAATTGATTTGCTTGCCCCCGTTCCTTTGCTCGTTTCAGTCGTTTTGCGGCTCTCTGTACGGTTTCTTTCGTCTTGCGCTGTCTTTCGGTCGCTGTCTGAAAAATCGGTGTCGTTAAAAGCCACGTTTGCGCCCGTTTCGGTGTTGTCGGTGCTTTCCTGCAAAGTTACGGTTTCCGTCCGTTCAATTTCGCCCGTAACGGGTGTGAGTACATCGTAGTCGGCTAACATCGCCGCCGCTTCACGTTCCCACCCCTGCACGTTCACGGCAATAACCGCCGAAACAACATCACTTGCGTTTTCCGCATTGATAGAGTTTACAACGGTCTTGCCGCCAAACTGCAATAAGGCGTAAGCATCTAACTTTGTCGGGTCGGTATCGCCGAAAATTGCGGCGTACTCTGTCGGGTATTCAGTCTTAAATACGGTTGCGAATATCCCGTTACCCGTTGTAAATAGTTCGCTGTATTTCATTGCTTATCCTCTTTGTTTTCTTCTGTTTCTTCTGTTTGTTCCGTTTCGGTGTCGTTCCCGTCCGTTTCTTCTGTTTCCTCTGTTTCGGTCGTTTCGGTTTGTTCCATTTCCGTTTCTGTCGTTTCCGTGTCGTTTCCGTCCGTTCCCGTTGTTTCTTGGGTTTCCTCTGTCGGTTCGGGTTCTTCTGTCGGTTCGGGGTTTTCCGCTGCCGTTTCCAAATCAGCCGCCAAAGCGTTGTAATTATCACGCTCCAAACCCCACGACGAAGAAAGTTTAACCGAAATTTCGGTGCCAAACATTGCGTTAATCTTTTCAACTGCATTTTTTCTTTCTTTTAGCATATTATCCACATACGGCAAAAGTACATCAACATTCATTGATACCTCGCCCAAATTAAGGCGTTCACGCTTCATATTATAATTTGCGTTCAAACCCAATTCGTTGTACATACTCGCTTTGTAGTATTGTATCAACTCAATAAGTTGTGTAATGTACACGCTGTTTGTGGTCGGGGCTGTCTGCATATTCACGCCCTTGAAAAAGGCGTTTTCTCCGATAATTGAAAACTCGCCGTTTTCTATCTTGAGCAAAAACTCATCGGCACTTTGTTTTGTCTTGTCATCGCTTGCGCTTATCAGCATCGTAATACGGGTTAATACGCTGGCGGTGTTCAACGAAATAAGCCCGTCAGTATATAACACGGCATAACGCCCGATAAGCGGCAAAAGGCTTTCGCCGTTGGTGTCGTTCTCAATCAAAACCCCGTCTTTCTGTATATCGTAGGTTTTGTTTAACTTTAATGCAGGGTTCGCCACGGTGTAAAGCGTTGCCCGTCCGTAAACATCGGGTTCGCCGCCTTTGCCGCCCGTAAGCGCATACAAAACCCCGTCCACCTTTGTAACAAACACGTTGCCCGTGGTCTGCAAAAGCCGCTCCAATTCCTTTTGCGGTATGCTGTCGGGCAAACCCTCGTACTCAAACATACTTTGAGTTTTCGCCAAAGTATTCGCAATAAATTCGGTTACGGCGGTGTCCTTATCCCTTATTTGCGCTTGGTACAACTTGTAAATGTTATCCTTTCTTTTCATCTGTCAAAACCTTAATAAGCGTTGTTAATTCGGCTAACACTTTCGTGTTTTCCGCTATTGTGTCTTTGAGGTGTTCGGTTTCTTCTTGGTGCGCTTGCTGCTGTTTCACCATATACCAGAACAACGCCCCACACATCACAATCGGAAAACCCAAACTTGAAATGATTTGAATAATAGTATTTGTGTCCATATCGTTATAATTTAGTTACTACTTGCAAAGATAGGCATTTATTTCGTAAAACGGTCGGTTTGGCACCAAACCGCCAGTTATTTTTATTTCAACGAAACTATGTTTGTCTTTGCGCTCGTTATTAGGTAGTTTCTCACTATTTCGCCTATCTCGTTATCTTGATAGAAAACTTTGTCTATTGCGAAAAACCGTGCTACTTGCTGCTCAACATAACTTGCGGTGCTTAACAACTTGCGTTTGTAGTTCGGTTTGCCGTTCATTTCAAGCGAATATATTAAGGCGTTTTCTTCGTCCTTAATCGGGGTCGTTTTGGCGTGTATGTAGGTGAAACACTCGTTACCCACTTGGATAATGTTACCTTGCAAAACTACATCGTTAAACTTGATATAGTACACAAACAACACATCTTGCGGCTTGTACTTGCAAGGCAAATGCGGATATACGGCAAGTTCCCACTTACCGCCCGTAATCATCTGCAAATTTTGATTGTCAAAACAAAAGTATTTGTTACTTGCTTTGTGCTGTACTATCGTGCTGCAATACTCCACCGCCACGATTGCGCCGTGTTCGCCAAACCGATATATATCTATCGTTCCTTGCTCCATAAACGGCACTTGCTTCAATCCCATTTCGGTAAAGTACGGGCAAAACTTGTTTACAGTGTTACCCAACATAAACACTTTTACATCGTTCCTTTGGCGTATTATCGTGCTTAACAAGTTCATAAACAACATAAACTCATCGGGCAAATAATAACGCCGTGTTAGAAACTCATCAAACACAATCGTTGTAACATTCGGGTAACTGCTGCTCTTTTCGTGTTCCTGCTCTGAAAGGCAAAACCCGTAGCAAAACGGGTTCGGGTCGGGTGTCCGTTTGTTCGTTTCCTTGTCGTAGTACGATAAAAACCATTTGTTAGACATATAGAACACTTCGTTAAATTTGCCCTCTGTCAGTTGCTCAATAAGTCCGTTAGCCACGTGATTTGCAAATAGACTTTCGGCACGTTTGCCCCGTAAGTCCTCACGCCATCGGCGTATATACGCCATTTGTTTACCAGTCTTGATATAGTTTTCCAAACCATATTTTAAGGCTGCATAAGTCTTGCCGTTAGACCTTTCGCCGAATATCACGTTATAATCGGCGTTATTGCTTAAAATCGCTTTCAAGTCGTAAAATTTCGGCTTTTCCTGCTTTGTCTTTCTTGCTGTCATATTCTTAAATTTAGTCCTTAAATTTGATACCTCGTAAATAATTCAGATACATAACGGATAGTGAAAGGCTGTACCCCGTTGGCTCCAAATGTACGCCCGTGCGCTCGTTATATTGCGCTGTGCTGCCTTTGTAGTCGGTTATTTCGCCTTTTATCTCGTAGTCTATGTAAGTATGTATGTTTTTGCCCGTTGCTTGCGGCGGTATATCCAAATAGTTGGTAAACGCTTGGAATATCCCGTTTGCCCCGTACTTTTCCATAAGGTACGGGATAGCGGCTTTTTTGTTCACGCCCGAAACGGTTAATGAAAAGTCGTAAGCCTTTCCACCTGCTTTTAGTGCGTTGGGTTCTTCCACCATATAGCGTTTAGCCCCCAGCGTCTTAAACCTCGTATATGTACCCTCAAGATCCCAAACGCCCAAAGTCTTTGTTATTCCTTTGATAGTTTGCGGCTCGCAAAGCGAAAAAGGCAAACCGTGAAACTTGCACGCCGCCCGTAACTTCATTTGCACCTGCATATTATAAGCCTTGAAATATGCTTCGTGCGCTTTGCCGTTCATTATCTTAATGCTGTCCGTGTCGCTGTAAATATAATCGTCTTTCGCTTCGTATATTCCCGTGAAAAGGTTGCGCCTTGCGTATGCGGTTACGAATATGCCCCACGGATAGAATAAGAAACGGTTTTTGCTCGTGTTGTATTTGTATAATAGTTCCTGCTTTTGTTCGGCTGTCATTGCGTTTATATCCCATTCGCCGTTATATGTAAACTCATCACGCAACGGGTTTGTTACACTCATTCCGTAACAACTGTTTAACATTTCCTTGCTGTTAAGATATTCCACTTCTTTACCCTCAACGCCTTTTAATTTCGTCTTGCTTTCGTACAAATGTAGGATAGACTTTACAAACGGTGTCGGCAAATAATCTTTCTTGTAACAATACATTTGCCCCACTCGCATACGTTCCCACGAATAAAAATTTTTGATAATGTGAAAATCAACATCGGTTATCGTCAGTGCTATTTTTGCCGCCGCCACAATACGCCCGTTATTTTCACACGGGTTTTCTTTCACAAAACATTTGCTTGCGCTTATCGGGTTGTCCTGCGTTTCTTTGGCAAATATGTTAGTAAACTCAATATCAAACACGCAACAATACTTTGATATAAGAAACTCAAATTGCGCCGTACTCTTAACCGCTATCGCCACGCCTTGCGACATCGGGTATTTTTCCGCTATCATTACATACGGGTAACTGCTGGTAAAGTCGTAACTATCCACGTTATACATTATTTCGTCTGTATATTCGGCGTTTGCGTGTGTGAAACCGCCTGCAAAGGCACGTTGCAGCATATTAAACTCTTCCATACCTGTAATTTGTAGTTCCTGCATCAAGTTCACATAATCCCAGTTAGGTACGGTTTTACCTGCATCGCTCTTTTCCCGTAAACAGTGCGCACGGCAATACTTTCGCACAAACCCCGTCTTTGTTATCGGTATGTGTGTTATCCCCCTGCTTTCCTCTATCCTTTCTTGTATGTAGCACATCACTACTTTTATATCATTGATACAGTAGTGTATTTCGGCATCAGTTAGCGGCGTTTCGTGGTGTCTTATTAAATGATAGTCCAAATCGCCAACGGCTTTTTCACACTTGTATTTCATAAGTTGCTCGCCCAATTTCGCCAACGAATAACCCGAAAGTAGGTAACTGCACCGAAATTCAACGTTACCCGTTGTTATTGCGTATATCGGCTTTCGTAGGTCTATGGAAAAAACCCGTTTCCACTCAAACCATTTGCGCAAAAACTGAAATTCATACGATAAGTTATGCACATACACAATAAGGCGCAATTTGTCATTTAGTTGCAAAACCTCGCTTACGGTCTGCATCATCGTAACAAATTCGCCCCACGTTCTACCCATAACCAAATAACCGTTTATTCCAAACTGCCAAACGTACATTATAGCGGCTTTCTCTAATTTCACCTTGCGCCCGTTGCTGTCCTGCATACGCTGCACTTGCTCGTAAGTGTACGCCCGTCCGTCCGTATCACGGTAAAAACTTGTCGTTTCAATATCAAAGGAACACGGCACGTTGTAAAACCGTTCGCCTTTGCTGTTTCCTATAATGTTCTTTTCATTTACGGCGGCTTTCAGTATTTCGGTTATTTCGGTCGGGTCGTGTATCTTGTTATGTTGTTCAAAAGGTACTTTCTTCATAACCCGAATTTTCCAAAATTGCTCAATATCCTTTCAATATCGTTTTGCATATCTTCCATTGCATCGGCTACCTCGTTAGCCTGCCTTTCTATCTCGGCATCAATCGCCCGTGATATACTTTGCGCCTCGCTCTCTATCTGTGTGCTTATATCGCTTGCGCTCTGCTCCATTTCGCCCGTGAAATCCTTATACCGCATCAAATAACGCTCTACAAAGTCGCTATCCGAAACGCTGTTTAACTTACCTTGCAAGTTCCTTGCCATTAGGTTATATTCGTCAGGCGTAAGCCCGTATGTACGTTGCAAGTGCTGCCCGTACTGCCTTGCACCTTGCGCCGTACTCGTGGGCTGTCGTAGGAAAGAAATCGCCTTGCCGTACTCAATTTTTAAGGTGTTCCAATCACCTTTCATACTGAATTTGGTAAACCCCGAAATATCACCTTTGTTCAACGCTTGCACGGCTGGCGAAAGTTGTCCGCTTTGCTCTATATTCTGTATTCGGCGGTTTGCCATTTGGAAAACCCTCGCAATCTCTTTTCTATATTCGGGGCTGCTTTCAACGGCTTGCAATATCTCTTTTTTGATTTTCGCCCGTTGGGTCGCTCCAAATACAGACTCAGTAAACTCTATCTTAAAACCTAATTTTGCCATACGCTGTTATATTAAATAGGGGTGCAATCGCTTACACCCCTACAAAGTTAAACATAACTTTTCATACTCTTACAAGTCCACAAACGAAATAGAGTAACACTTCTTGCCGTGGCTCTCGTACTCGTAAATCGTGTACCCTACTTTACCAGCCTTGATTGTTTCAACCGCTTCATCATCGGCAAGAATTTCACGCACGGTTTCGGCGGTGTGGCTCGGTAGGTTCACCAACCGTTTGTTTTCTTCGTCAATAATTACGGGGCTGTCGCCTAACTGCGACTTGTGTACATAAAGCCCGTTAATCTTGTGTACAACATCTTTGCCGCCCTCATTTTCAGAATTGAAAATATCGGCTAACTTGGTGTACTGAAAGTCGGTTGTGTCAATGCCAAACGTGGTCTTGTTAAATTTACTTGCAAAACTTTTCATTGTAGTAATTCTTTTAATTGTTAAACTTGGTGTTAATTGTTATTCGGCTGTCTGTCCTTGCGGTTCACCGTCAAACGGCAAATTCGGTTCGGGGTTGGCTTGCGGCTTCAAGTCCATAAGCCACGCACGAAAGCGGTTTATTTTCATAACCGCACGCTGATTGCGGCAAACTTCGTTACACGCCATAAGGCTACCCAAAGCCGACAAAGCGGCAAAACTAAACTCGTCAAATGCGTTTCTTTTTTCTTCGTTCATTGTAGTAAACTTTTAATTGTTAAACATAGACTTCTTAAATTTCAACGTGCCGTTGTGTTTGACTACCGTTGTATCGGTTGTGATTATCGTAGCCTTGCCCCGTACCGTTGTGTCCTTTGAAACGGTGCAGCCCTGCAAGATTGCAGATAAAAACAACATCGCACCACATACGGCGAAAATCATAACACACATTGCAACTTCTTTAATTGCTTCTTTCGGTTTCTGTCTGAAATGTTGTAGTAACTCTTTCATATTTTCAAATCGTTTAATTGAACACTGCAAAGATACAACATTTTTCTAACATACAAGCATAAGCGCACAAATTATTTTCGTTTTAACTTTTCTTAACTCTTGGTGTTGTGTTCCACGTGAAACATTTTATTTTGTGCATCGGTGTGGCAGTGTTCCACGTGAAACAATTTCACGGGCGCACACGCATAACAAAAACCGTGCCAAAGTATGCGGCGAAATGTTAAATTTTGGTAAGGTGGCGACCAAGCAAAAACCGTGCCACAAATTGTTTGCAAATGTTAAAAGTGCGTTGGGAAACGTTAAATAAGGGTCAGTAGCGT